TATTCACGGGGCGGGGGTTATGAAAACCTTGTGATGCCTATTCGACGCTGGTTTGCATCAGTGTCGTCTAATGGCGCTATGCGTCATTTCCAATTTCGCCGTTGGAGGCGATTTCTGAAGGAAAACTCAAATCTTCATCCCATTGACCTAACGGTCGATGAAATGAACAGGTGGTATTCCTTTCGCAGAGTGTGGAGCCAGATTGAAGAAGAAGATGTTGGAAAGGTGTTGGAGGCGGTAATGCCTTCAGGTGTGGTGAGCTCTCTATTCCGGTATTAGCCAAAGGCTGTAGCCTGAAACGAGAGAACTGAAGCTAGTATAAACAACCGTAAAGTTCCCTAGGGAAAGAATTACAGAATGCTTACTACACGAAACCAAAGAGCCCGAGCTACTAATGTCGCTGCAGCACTTGCAGGAACTATTGCTCGTAGAGCTGTTGATCAACTTACTACTAAAGGCGTTAATGCCATTGGCGAATACCTTTCAGGTGGCCGCCAGGCTAATATGCCTAAAACTGAATATCGTGGTGGCGCAATTGCGTCACTGCGTAGCCAGGCAACGATTGCGCCGCGCGCTTCTAAAAAGAAGAGATCGCGTCGGCGTAACCGTAACCAGCCTAATCAGCTGGGTATCCCTGGTAGTCCTCCTAATATTGATCGGATTGTTGTTACTCTCCGTGACGTCATCGATGTACTTAATACTTCGACTGGTGTCTTAAATCAATATTATCAACTTGCTTGTGTTTACACAGCAGGTCAGGACATGAGAACGTGGTTGCCCCGAGCAGGGACAACTCTTACCAGCGCTTTCCGATTCTTTCGGATAAGAAAGGCATGTTTCTCATTTCAGAGTACGCTAGCGTATACATCCACTGGATATATCGTTTTAGCTGTTGATCCGGCTCCCGATGTGACAACTCCTGGCAGTCTGTCTGCTTCGATCCGACACGATCCGTCCGTAATGGGCGACGTGAAGGATTCTCATGAGATGATCTGGTCACCGCGATCTAATCGCGATTCCCTTGACCATCTCACGAATACGCAGGCAACTGTGACAGCTCCTGAGGATATATCCCAGGGGACGATTCAGCTTTATTCAAATAATTCTGAAGCGTCAGCAGCTCGATTGGGTCTAATAGCCGTCTTTGTCGAGATCGAATTTTACGGTCTCCTATAGACGAGAGACAGATAATGGTTCTGTCGTGTACACTGTGCCAACTTATTGTGGCCATCACTAAATAACTAGAAGGTTCTGATACTTTATGTCTCTTTCCTCTAACCCGCCCCCCGAAAACGCTTATCATTCAGTAATGAGTGATGACAAGGTTCAGGGGCAACAGGTTATGGAAGATCAAGACTTTGGTATCCTAAATCCAGAAATGGATGATGCTAAGTGCTTCTGGGGTGGTGTGTTATGTTTGTGTGTGTATGAAGGGTGGTGTGTGTGATGATTCGCATACATCAATGGACAAGTGATGATCACTTGTCCTAGGGTCTAGTATGGGT